GCATCATTGTCTTTGGTGCTAGACCATTTGATAATAAAGATTCTGAAGTGGATTATATGCACTTTAGAACTGAAGAGTCTATGTTGACTGCATTCTTAGGGTATTGGAATGAGAATTTTCCTGATGTTATTACAGGTTGGAACGTACAGCTTTTTGATATTCCCTATATCGCTAGGCGTATTGATAGGATTCTTGGTGAGAGAGCTGCTAAGTCTCTTAGCCCGTGGAAACTTATATCTTCTAGAGAAATTTACATCAAAGGACGAAGACAAGTCGCCTACGATTTACGAGGAATTGCTACGCTGGATTATCTTGAACTATACAGGAAATTCACTTATACAAACCAAGAAAGCTATCGCCTTGATCACATCTGTATGGTTGAACTTGGAGAAAGAAAGTTAGATCACTCTGAGTTTGATACATTCAAAGAGTTTTATGAGAATGACTGGCAAAAATTTATTGAGTATAACATTCATGACGTTAGGTTGGTAGATCAACTTGATGATAAGATGAAACTACTTGACTTAGCATTCACAATGGCTTATGATGCTAAGGTAAACTATGAAGATGTATTCTCACAGGTTAGGATGTGGGATAATTACATCTATTGTGAATTAAACAAACGTAAAATCGCTATCCCACCTAAAAGGGAGGCAACTAAAGACGCAAAGTACGCAGGAGCTTATGTCAAGGAACCGAAACCAGGACGCTATGATTGGGTGGTTAATTTTGACCTTAATAGCCTCTACCCTCATCTTATTATGCAGTACAATATCTCACCAGAAACCCTCAGGGAGACTAGACATCCCAGTGCGAGCGTTGAGAGGATCTTGAATCAAGAGATAGAGATTGACCCTGAGTTCGCAACATGTGCTAACGGTGCTCAGTACCGTAAGGATGTGTATGGATTCTTACCAGAAATTATGCAGAAGATTTACGATGAGCGAACGATTTATAAAAAGAAAATGCTTCAAGCGAAGCGGGACAATGAAGTTTCGCCAAGTGCCGAACTACAAAAGTCTATTAGTAAATTCAATAACATCCAAATGGCTAGAAAGATACAGCTCAATTCGGCTTATGGTGCCATTGGAAATCAATACTTTAGATATTACAACTTGGCTAATGCTGAGGCGATTACTCTTAGTGGGCAGGTTAGCATCCGTTGGATTGAAAACAAAATGAATAAGTATCTAAACAAGATACTTAAAACAGAGGAGGAAGATTATGTTATTGCTAGTGATACTGATAGTATCTACCTCAACCTTGGTCCTTTGGTCGAAACTGTATACAAGGGCAGAGAGAAAACTGATAAGAGCATTGTGTCGTTCCTTAATAAGATCTGTGAGATGGAACTTGAGAAGTATATTACGAGTTCTTATGAAGAATTGGCCAAGTACGTAGGTGCTTATGAACAGAAGATGTTCATGAAGCGAGAGAACATTGCTAACAAAGGTATATGGACTGCTAAGAAACGTTACATTCTTAATGTGTGGGATAGTGAAGGTGTTCGTTATGAGAAACCTAAACTAAAGATTATGGGTTTGGAAGCAGTTAAGTCCTCTACTCCTGCTGCTTGTAGAACAGCAATTAGAGATGCATTGACAGTTATTATGAATAAAGATGAGGACGCAGCACAGAAATTCATTGCTGACTTTAGGGAAGAGTTTACATCATTACCTATTGAAGATATCTCATTTCCAAGAGGTTGTAATAATCTAAATAAATGGGCACATCCTTCTACCCTTTATGCAAAAGGGACACCTATTCACGTTAGAGGAGCATTACTCTACAACTTTCATAATAAGAAGAACAAATTAAAACATAAGTATCCCTTAATACAGGATGGCGAAAAGATTAAATTTGTATACTTAAAGACACCTAACAAGATCGGAGAAAATGTGATCAGTTTCTTGAGCACTTTTCCTCGTGAGTTTGGGCTTGACAAACAGGTGGATTATGACTTACAATTCAACAAGAGTTTTCTTGAACCAATTAAAGTTATCATGGACACGATAGGATGGAAGCCAGAAAAAGTTGCTAACCTTGAATTTTTATTCGGATGACCACATACATTGTTGAATATCAGAAAGCTTTCGGTGCTGGTGCAATGCCAGATGAGAAAGAGTTCTTCGACAAATCAGAAGCAGAATGGTTTGAACGTGCCATGAAACGTTCTAATTACATTACAAAATTATTTAAAAAAAGTCCATGAGTTTTTTAACAGATGTAGCAAAGGAGATTGGTAATGAGTATGCAGGACTTGTTAGTGATGGTGTCTCAGCAGGAGACAGTGCTGATTTCATTGATACTGGTAGTCACATTTTCAATGCTTTGGTTAGCGGTTCAATCTACGGTGGAGTTCCCTCAAACAAAATCACTGCTATCGCTGGTGAGTCTTCTACTGGCAAGACTTTCTTTTGCCTTGGGATTGTTCAGCATTTTCTTGACAGCAATCCCGATGCTGGAGTAATTTATTTTGAATCTGAGTCTGCTATATCTAAGCAGATGATTGAAGATCGTGGTATTGCATCTGATCGTATGTTGATAGTTCCTGTTGCAACTATCGAACAGTTCCGAACTCAAGCATGTAGAATCTTAGACAATTATGTAGATCAACCAGAAGATAAGCGTCAACCCTTAATGTTTGTTTTAGATTCTTTAGGTATGCTTTCTACAGAGAAAGAGATTGCAGACGTTGTAGCAGATAAACAGGTACGTGACATGACTAAGAGTCAACTTATTAAAGGTGCGTTCCGTGTTCTTACTCTTAAGTTAGGTAAAGCAAATGTTCCAATGCTCGTTACTAATCATACATATGATGTAATTGGTTCTTATGTGCCTACGAAAGAAATGGGAGGTGGAAGTGGACTCAAATACGCTTCATCAACAATTATATATCTATCAAAAAAGAAGGAAAAGGATGGTACTGAGGTTGTTGGAAATATTATCAAATGCAAAGCCCAAAAATCTAGACTAACGAAAGAGAATTCTCAAATTGAAACACGTTTATATTATGATAAAGGTCTTGATAGGTATTATGGGTTGTTAGAATTGGGTGAGAGAGGTGGACTGTGGAAGAATGTAGCAGGTAGATATGAAATGAACGGTAAGAAAGTTTATGCCAAACAAATACTTAAAGATCCAGAAACATATTTCACCACTGAAGTGATGCAAGCACTTGATGAAATTGCTGCACAGGAGTTTCGTTATGGAAGTTAATCCTTTACAGGTTTCTTTATCTGATGTAATCAAACCTTGCGAAAGACTTATAGATTATATAAAAGTCTATGATGATATTTGTGATAAAGAATTCTGTGATGACATTATAAAATCATTTAATTCTTCGGAAGAACATCACGTATATATCGATAGATTACAAAGACCTACGTTTACTGAGATGAACATATCTGAACGGTACACGGCAAGGGATGTTGAATGGATGAGTCATCAAGCACAAGTTCAATCTCATTTTATTGAAGCTGTTAGTCGGTACGTAGATGAGTTGGAAATGGGTCCAGATTTTCCTGCTAAATATGCTTTTGAGGAGTTTAGAATTAAACGATATCGTGAAAATTCTGGTGATGAATTTGCAGATCATGTTGATGTTGGAGATCATAATTCTGCTCGTAGATTTTTGGTATGTTTTTTATATTTGAATGACGTTGAGGAAGGTGGAACTACAGACTTCCCAAAAATTCATCATGCAATTACTCCAAAGTGTGCTAGGATATTAGTGTTCCCTCCAAACTGGATGTATCGTCATGCAGGTCGCCCAGTTACTAAAGGTACAAAATACATTCTCGGATCCTATCTTCACTACCTATGAACTTAGAAGTAACTATCCTCAGTAATCTGGTATACAGTGAAAAGTATACTAGAAAGGTATTGCCATTCCTTAAGTCGGAATACTTTACTGCACGTGAACATAAGATTATCTTCTTAGAGATTCATGAATATGTTAGTCAGTATGATGCGTTACCGTCTCTTAATGCCTTAGGAATTGAGTGTCAAGAAAGAACTGATCTAACTGAAGAACAATTTAAAGATGTTATTGGAGTTCTGAATGTTCTTTCTGATGATATTTCAGACCATGACTGGTTACTAGATGCTACCGAGAAGTGGTGTCAAGAACGTGCGATCTACTTATCTCTTATGGAGAGTGTTAAGATTGCTGATGGTCAGGACTCTAAGAAAGATAAGGGTGCTATACCACAAATTTTATCTGAAGCACTTGGTGTATCATTCGATCAACACGTAGGACATGATTATGTCTCAGACGCAGAAGCAAGATATGATTTCTATCATCGCAAAGAAGATAAGATCCCTTTTGATCTATCTTTATTCAATAAAATTACGAAGGGTGGTCTTCCTAACAAGACTCTTAATATCGCACTTGCTGGTACTGGTGTGGGCAAGTCTTTGTTTATGTGTCACTGTGCTTCCTCTGCCCTTCTTCAAGGGAAGAATGTCCTTTACATCACGTTGGAAATGGCGGAGGAGAAAATCGCTGAACGCATTGATGCGAATCTACTCAACATCCCCATTCAAAAACTTTCGGATTTTCCGAAGGTAATGTTTGAGAAGAAGATTGCAAAACTTTCTGAAAAGACTCAAGGTAAATTAATTATCAAAGAGTATCCTACTGCGTCTGCACATGTTGGACATTTTAAATCTCTTATTAATGATCTTGCTCTTAAAAGATCTATTCGACCTGATATTATATTTGTAGACTATTTAAATATTTGTGCCTCTCAGAGGTACAAAGGATCTATCGTTAACAGTTACACTTATGTCAAAGCAATCGCAGAGGAATTACGGGGTCTCGCAGTTGAGGCGAACGTTCCGATTGTATCTGCCACTCAAACTACTCGTAGCGGGTACGGCAGTAGCGATGTGGACCTTACTGACACCTCTGAATCTTTTGGACTCCCTGCTACTGCTGACCTTATGTTTGCCCTTATTTCTACAGAAGAGTTGGAAGGGATGAATCAAATTATGGTCAAGCAGTTGAAGAATAGATACAATGATCCTACTTCTTACAAAAGATTTTGTATAGGTATTGACAGATCAAAGATGAGGTTGTATGATATAGAGGAAGCTCAGAAAGATCTAGTTGATGCTGGTGAACCTGAGGTTGACTTAGTAAAAAAATTCAAATCAAAGAAAACTTTTCAAGATCTAAAGTATGACTAAGCGAGTAAATACGGATGCCTATATGGAATTCGTTAATGCAGTAACATCTGAAGAATCTAGGGATTACATTCCATTTAATTCTAGATGCTTTGAGATACAGTCTGGTGATGATGGAATCCCTATTCATCGTTTAATCACTGCTGCCCTTGGTATGGGAGCAGAATCAGGAGAGTTTACTGAAGTAGTAAAGAAGATTGTATTCCAAGGTAAACCAGTTAATGAAGATAATATCTTTCATATGAAGAGAGAACTTGGAGATATCATGTGGTATGTTGCTCAAGCATGTATGTCACTTGATACTACAATCGATGAAATCATTGAGATGAATGTAGAGAAGTTACAGGCAAGATATCCTGGTGGATCATTTGACGTTCACCATTCAGAAAACCGTGCAGAAGGTGACGTATGAACTATGCATTACTAAGTGTATCTAATAAAAGTGGCATTGTAGATTTTGCAAAGTCTTTAGTTGGTATTGGATATAATATTATTTCTAGTGGTGGAACTCATGCTGTTCTTCAAGCAGAAGGCATACCAGTAATGAGGGTGTCTGATTATACTGGTTCACCAGAAATTCTTGATGGAAGAGTAAAGACTTTGCATCCAAAGATTCATGGTGGTATTCTCGCACAACGAGGTAATTCTAGTCATGATTTAGATCTTAAGGTAAATCGTATAGAGCATATTGATATTGTTGCAGTAAATTTATATCCATTTAAAGAAACAGTTGCTAAACCAGATGTAACTCTTGAAGATGCTATTGAGAATATTGATATTGGTGGTCCAAGTATGGTAAGATCAGCAGCAAAGAATTTTAAGGATGTTGCTGTATTAACTAATCCACATCAGTATGGTATTTACTTAGATTCAATCAAAGGTAATATATCAATCAAACCTGAGACTTTAAGAAAACAATTTATGGTAGAAGCATTTAGACATACTGCAGAGTATGATGATGCTATCAATAGATATATGGAAGACAGAGTTCTCTAAATAAATATCTAAAAAAGTATTTTGGATAAATTATTAAAACAACTTATTTTAGAGTTTAAAAAAATAAAAAGAGTGAGAGGGAATTTATTTGAAAATTTCCTCTCTTTTGTGCATTCATTTTTATTAGACAAGAAAGATGATAAATATAATATGAAGAAGATGGAAATAATGCAGTATATTATTGCTAATCAGGAAGCAATCAAAATAGAATTAATAAAAAACTGATGAAATCTTTTTTAAAATTTTTATCTGAAACATCTGCATCACAACAAGCCTCAAGACTGGGTTTGGAAGGTGACGGTCATGGTGGATGGTACGATAGAAAGAGTGGTGAGTTTATAGCAAAGACAGAAAAAGGTACATTAAAGTTTTATAATAAGAGACAGAAAATAGGAATGAAAGATCCTGCTCAGTCTGAGCAAGAAAAGAATTATTCAGATCCAAATACTCAAGTTCCACCTGAAGGTCAGCAAGCACCTCCACCAGAACAACAAGCACAGGAAGTTCCACCTGAAGAACAACCTTTACCAGTTCAGAGTCCTGATTTAGCAGCAGGTCCTCCACCTGTACCTAAAACAAAAGGAACTTTAACGCTTGCTTTTGGTAGATTTAATCCACCACATGCTGGTCATGGAAGATTGATGGATCTTGCTGCTCAGTCAGCAGAAGAAACTGAAGGTGATTATGTTATTGTCCCTTCTCGTACTAATGATCCTAAGAAGAATCCATTAGATCCTGATTCAAAGGTCTCTACTATGAGAACATTGTTCCCAGATCATGCTGAGAAGATTGTAAATGATCCTCAAAATAATACTATTTTTGATGTTCTTAAGAAAGCACATAATGATGGATATGCAAATGTAAGAATTATTGGTGGTGAGGATAGAGTAAAACAGTTTGACAAATTATCTCAGAATTATAATGGGTCATTATATCAGTTTGATGGTTTAGAAACTATTTCATCTGGTCAACGTGATGATGATTCTGAAGGTATGGAAGGATATTCTGCTTCAAGAATGAGATTAGCAGCAATGGAAGGTGATTTTAAATCTTTTTATAATAATCTTCATCAAGAAGTTCCTGCATTAGATGAATTTGGAGAACCAATAGTTGAGGTAGATCCAGAAACAGGAGAACCATTAATAGATGAAAATGGGGAACCATTATATGCAATGGAAATGCAGCCAATAATTAAGAGAAAGCAAGCTAAGGATTATTTTCTTGGCGTTCGCCAAGCAATGGGTGTTGAAGAGGTTCAGGAATGTTGGAATATATGGGAGATTGCTCCTAAAGAAGATCCAGAAAATCTTCGTGAAGCATACGTTAAAAAGGAAGTTTTTGATATAGGTACTAAAGTTGAAGATGTAACTACTGGATTAGTTGGACGTATTATTCGTAGAGGTGCAAATCATTTGATATGTGTTACTGAAGATCAAATGATGTTTAAATCATGGATTAAGGATGTATCTGAAGCAGTAGTAAATGGTACTACTACATCTGGTGTACCTGCTAATCAACGGTTAGTTGGAACTGATGCTCATCTTAAGTATGTTTCTTCATTAGTGCCTGGAAGTAGCTGGGGAATACATTTCATAAATAAATACAAGGTAAGAAAAACGTAAAGTTAAGGCTTTTGCAAATGAGTAACAATATCGTTGAGGAATTGCCAGCAAAGAAACATGCTCCTGCACCTGCGGCTAAAGCATCTGGTGAATCTAATAAATCTAAAGGTAATTTGGATGAGGCATCTGCTAAGAGAATTAGGCAGGCTGTCTATGATATTCGTTATCGTGCTCGTAGAGAAGATATAGATTTGAAAGCAGCATATTCACAATATATGGGTAATAGTAGTTTAAGTCAGGCTGAGAGAACTGCTGTTAAAGAAAAATTATTTGGTAAAGATGGTGGTGGCGTTAAGGAGCAAGTTGTTGCTAATGCTGATGGATGGGCATCTGATACTTTATCTAATGCATTATATACAGTTTTTGTTGAAGAAGAGGATAGTGAAATTGAACTTGCTTACTTAGATCAATTGGATGAAGAAGAGCAGAGAAAATATAAGGTAAGAGTTAAGGATAATAGTGGTAAGTCATATGTACGTTATGCTACTCGTGAAAAGATTAGTCAATTACGTTCCAATCCAAATATTGTATCTGTTGAAATGACAGAACATGGAGAACCTTATGAAGGTACTAGAAAGAAGAAATCAAAGAAAGCATCAAAAAAATTAGATCCAGTTGGTAAAGAGGATGCTGATATTGATAATGATGGTAAACCTAATGATAAGAATGATAAGTATCTAAGAAAACGTCGTAGGGCTATTGGTAATGCTATTAAAACAAGAGCAGAGGGACTAATTATTGATGCTGTTAGTACTGAAGGGCAAAATAAAAAGAAAATAACTGGGGAAGGTGTTAATAATAAAAATTTAATTAAAGTTTATCCTGATGATGGATCTGAAAAATTAGAAACTAAAACTCAGTTTAATGCATCATATGCACATAAGCAAATGTTAGATACACTTGCTGAGAAAGCAGAATGTGCTAAAAATGATAAAAAGAAAAAGGTTGTTGAAAATAAAACTGAAGATACTGGCGAAAAGAAAGAAGAAAAGAAAGATATGCGTGGATATTATGCTAAGATCAATGTAATTAAGAATAAGATTCGTGCTCAAGGCGTTAAAAATCCTTGTGTAATTGCTGATCCTGATGATGTTGAAAAATCTTGGAATAAGGAAAAGACAGAAGATGTTGATGAAGGTGTAAAAGAATTAGCAACTAAGGGTATTAATGCTGTTAAAAGAGCAGCTGCTGGTGTTGCTAATTGGGCAAATGAGGAACAAGCTGCTACTGAAGAAGATGGTGCGAAAGTAAAAGAATTGAAAAAGAACCCAAAGTATAAATGGGGTCGTCAAGGTAGTAAATAATGACTAATGATGATTGGTTTGAACCACCTAAAATTAAATTAAATTTTGAATCATGTTATAATTATGAAAAACTTAAAAGTGAAGGTTATATTTCACCAACAGAAGTTCCTGCAGAATTATTAGAAGTTCCTACTTCTGTAGAGACTCCTAAAGTTGATACTGATGCTAAAATTTCTTTACATGAAAAATTATATAGATTTGCTACTAAAAATGGAAATACATTGATATTGGGTGGATCTGAGAATGTTATTTAATGAAAGATTAGATACTTTTTCTTCTGTAGAAAATAAAGAGACGGAAGAGCAAGATAGACAATCAAAAATAAATTCTTTAATAATGAAGTATGGCAGAAAGAAGGTTGATGCTGAAAAGAAAAAATCTGAAGAACAGGAAAGAAAAACTGGTAAAAAAACTACTTGGTCTCAATTTAAATATAATCTTGAAAATAAAAAGGGTGAAAAGGGGAAAGATCCCAAAGGTGTAAGATTTTATGATAAGAAAGGATCTGGATATATTAAAGATGGTAAGAAAAAATATGATGTAGAAGAGGGTGCTGCTGCTATTCGACGTATCGGAAAACAAGTTCCTTGGGCAAAAATATCTACTCTTATTGGTGCTTCTGGAATAGTGCATAAGGTCACTAATAATCAGGGACCAGGATTAAGATCTGGAGGATTTACAAAAAAAGGTGGAGTTTGGGATTCTTTAGATAAGGGAGCAACATCAAAAACTCCACAGCAAGTAAGTAAAGAATTAAAAAGAAAACTAAACAAAGAGAAATTAAAAAAGACTATTGAAGATCTTTATGGTCCGATTCCAGAACATTTTAACTGGAGAGAAGAATTAAAATACTAAATAAATGCAGTTTAGCTTAAAATAATGACAAGTATTATTGACCCGAAAAAATATACCAAGACCGTTGACCTATTAAGGTCATTTTTTTTGTCTAAAGGTTTTTACGAAGTCCATACTCAGAATCGTTTAAGTATACTTGCTGCCTGTGAAGATCCAGAAACAGTAGCAACTTATGAATATAATGGTGAGATTTGGCCATTACCTCAAACTGGACAGATGTGGTTAGAGTATGAGTTACTCAAGAATCCAGAAGCACCAGGTTTCTTCTGTGTATCAACTTCTTATCGTCAAGAACCAAATCCTGTAGAAGGAAGACACGAAGTTATTTTCCCAATGTTTGAGTTTGAGATGCACGGTGGTGTAGATGAACTCAAGAAGATGGAAGTTGAATTATGTGAGCATCTTGGATTACCTGAATTGGAAATCGATACTTATGATGGTTGGGGTAATATGTTCAACGCAAAAGAACTTGAGCACGAACATGAAGAGAAGATAGGTTATGGTATGATTACAGACTTCCCTGAGTTCACATCTCCTTTCTGGAATATGTCTAGGAATGATGATGGAGCAACCAGTAGAAAGATTGATGTAATCTTAAATGGTATGGAAACTATTGGTAGTGCGGAACGTAGTACTGATAAGGAAAAGATGCGTGAAACATTCCATACTATCTCTGATGGTGAATATGCTAATCTACTTTACAAATTATTTGGTAAGGAAAGAGTAGAAAAAGAACTAGAAGAATTTCTAGAGTTTGACTTCTTCCCTAGAAGTGGAGGAGGAATCGGTGTAACACGTATCATGCAAGCAATCCCTGATTAGGGATTCTTTGTGAGGTGACGAAATTGGTAAACGTGTCAGTCTGTTTAACTGATGTTCCTGGCGGGACTTGAAGGTTCGACTCCTTCCCTCACAGTTTTAAAAAACCTATTTATAAAGTGGCACAGAGACTTGCCATTTGCTTAACATTAGTTTATAATAAATAACTCGTGGGCATATGCTCACATTTAGTACCCCAAACCGAGACCAAGGGGATAAGTCTCTCATATCCACTAGTGAAGGGATTAGTGGAAATATCCGTATCGCTTCTACCCTTTGAAGCCCTACTTATTTAAATTGTCCTCATGACAACTCTTCAAAAAAGGGAACAAGGACTACTTACAGGGTGGTCTGAGTTCTGTGATTGGGTAACATCAACAAACAACAGAATCTATGTTGGATGGTTCGGTGTACTCATGATCCCATGTTTGCTCGCTGCAGCAACATGTTTTATCGTAGCATTTATTGCTGCTCCTCCCGTTGATATCGACGGAATCCGTGAACCAGTTGCTGGTTCATTCATGTATGGTAACAACATCATTTCTGGTGCTGTTGTACCTTCTTCCAATGCTATTGGACTTCACTTCTATCCCATCTGGGAAGCTGCTACTCTTGATGAGTGGTTGTATAACGGAGGTCCATATCAGTTGGTAATCTTCCACTTCCTTATTGGAATCTCTGCTTACATGGGCAGACAGTGGGAACTATCATACAGATTAGGTATGAGACCATGGATCTGTGTAGCATATAGTGCTCCAGTATCTGCTGCTTTCGCAGTGTTCTTAGTATATCCATTTGGTCAGGGTTCATTCTCTGATGGAATGCCTCTAGGTATTTCTGGTACGTTTAACTTCATGTTCGTATTCCAAGCAGAGCATAACATTCTTATGCATCCTTTCCATATGGCAGGGGTAGCAGGTATGTTCGGTGGATCACTCTTTAGTGCTATGCACGGTTCTCTAGTTACATCTTCTCTAATAAGAGAGACAACAGAAACTGAGTCTCAGAACTATGGTTACAAGTTTGGTCAAGAAGAAGAGACCTACAACATCGTTGCTGCTCATGGATACTTCGGTAGATTAATCTTCCAGTATGCATCGTTTAACAACAGTCGAAGTCTTCACTTCTTCCTTGCTACATTCCCAGTTGTATGTGTATGGTTAACCTCTATGGGTATCTGTACAATGGCATTCAACCTGAATGGATTCAACTTCAACCAGTCTATCGTAGATGCTGGTGGTAAGGTTGTTCCTACATGGGGTGATGTTCTTAACAGAGCAAACTTGGGTATGGAAGTTATGCATGAAAGAAATGCACACAACTTCCCACTTGACCTTGCTGCTGCTGAGACCTCTGAAGTCGCTCTTGTAGCACCTTCAATTGGTTGACACACACAGGTTAGTCTGATATAATAAGGGGGTATCACACCCCCTTTTTTCATGGCTATTTTAAAGTACGTGGGCACAGTGATTAATAATATAAACGGATTTAAACAGTCAACACGTCCTAAGAACGTTGGACAGTTGAGTGATATGATACAGGAGTATAAAGATACTACTGTTGCTCCCTCTAAAGAGGGATGGATAAACTATTATGAAGGTGAGCAGTCAGGATCTATTGATACTGCAACCGATAAGACTTGGGAAGGGATACAGGAACTGATAGTAAATTTACAGTCTCTTACCAAAGAAGATGTTAGAAATTGGACAGAAGATTTAGTAATTGATAAGACCTTTGATGGTCTATTCTGGCAGGAAGAAATCCTTAAGCAGTCATCTAAGACTGGTGAGTATAGGTTAGCAACTCCAGAAGAGGAAGCAAAAGGAATAGATGGAGT